TGAAGTTCAGCCACTTCGCTGTCGATATAGCCGTCAATCGTGGTCGCATCTTCCGCGGACGGAATTTGCCCAACATCTCCCCCGGTCAGGATAGCCAGAACCTTGAACTGGATTTGAGCGCGGGTTTTGGACATGCGGCCTCAAAGAAAAAGAGCGCCCCGAAGGACGCTCTTGAGTTTGGGAGGTTATGGCTACTCTACAGGATCTGGCTCGGGCATGAGCACGACTTCCTTGCGGGGCCGGCCTGGGCCACGCTTGGCAGGCTTGTCCGGCGCATCGTCTACGTCGTCCGCATCTTCTACGTCAAAGAATGGGTTATTCAGCGCCTTCTGCACGAAAGCATGAGCGCGGACATCGACCTCTTCGCCCTTGGGAAATTTAATTCCGCCGAAAGCGTGAGTAAACGACGGGCCAGCGCCGCCGCCGTGCAATTCATCTTCGCCAAGCCAAGTAACTTTAGCCATTATGCGGCCTCCTGTTCTCTGATTTCTGCATCTGCAAGGCAGATGTCGTGGCATACGTTGCCGGTGTAGTGTCGAACTCGGATGTCAGGATCAACCCAGCAGTCGCCGCCGAGTTCAATCCACTTCCGGCAGAAATTGTAATCTTCGCCCTCATCGGTGATCTGACCATTCAACTCGATCATATCGAGCCAGAACCACGAGCGGACTTGCACGCCCTCGGTCACATATGGCTTTGTCACCGCTTCCATCTTCTCAATCACAGTCGAGCGGATCGCCATGAACCCGGTCGCAACCGCATCCATTTTCCAGAGCCGGCCGACTTCCGTTCGCATTCCCGTGATGTTTCCAACCGGAAACTTGGCAATTGCTGCGGGCTGCTCGTCCCAGCGATGATGCCGCTTGGCTGGAGCCGCCGCAACGATATCGACGCCATGTCTGAACAGCTTAAAGAAATCCTCCGGGTTAAACCCGATGTCGTCGTCAATACAGACGATCCAGTCGCACTTGTCGGCCATCGCTTGAGCAATTAGCCGATTGCGAACGCGCGGCAGGATAGCCGTTCCAGCAGCAATATAGGTTTTCAGTTCAAATCCGAGCTTGGCGGCCATGCGATCGGCCGCCATCACCGACAGCATATAGTCGTAATGGACCTGTTCGTTATAGCATGGCGTACAAAGGCCAATTCGCATGAATACTCCCAGGAAAGAATGAGGGCGGGCCTAACCCGCCCCCACCAGGTTTAAGCGACCGGAAGATACTCGACCACGACGTAGCCGGCGCCCGCAGTTGAGGCCGTGCCGGTCGAAACCGACGTAGCAACAACCGTGGTGTCCGCCGCAGGCGTCGCGGTCGTGGCCGTAGCCAGCGCCGTGCCGCCCGTGATAACGCCAGCCGTGCCGAGCGCAATGCCCGTGCCATAGCTGGCATCGCTTGCCGATGTCCCGATCTTCATGGTGTTCGTGGAGCCTGCATTAAACGCAGTCGTCACGACAACATAAGTGCGCAGAACAATCGCGCCGGCCGGAAGAGTGCCGACCGTTTTAACCCCAGTATAACCGAGGCTGAAATCGATCGGAGCGCGGAGATAGTTAAGCGTTTGGTCGCCGCTAGAGCGAGCCGTAATACCCGTACCCATTTTGATGTTCCTTTTCTCTCTGGATTATTACGCGTCGGCCACAGCGGCGTAGAAGCCCGTGCAGATTCCCCACTCCTTGAGGTTTCCGCCCGTTGTTTTCTTGAACATCTTGGCAATGCCATAAGCTGCCTCGATGCCAACGCCCTGGTTGAACTGATAGTCGGTGTTGTCGAGCTGGGTTGGCTTTGCCATCTGGCCGTAAGCCATCGCCATCGCCGACTGACCGCACAGCCACACCGGCCGAACGTCCGTCGTGCCGCCCGAGCCGGCGTTCGTGTAGTAAGTCGGAGCCAGCGTGTCGATTTCCGGGATTTCGCGATGAATGACGCCATCATACATCTGGTCGCCGTCCTGGAAGATCGGGTTTTTGTTGAACCCATCACCTTCACGAGGGCGAACGTTCTGGTTGACGGTATCGAGAGACGCCTTCAGATCGCGGAAGGTCCGCGAGCCGTGGAACGCCACGAAGTATTCCCGGCCGTCCTTCAACTTGAAGGGGCGGATTTTCGGGTTTGCCGCACGCGCAAAGCGCTTGAGGAACTTCATATTCGTGGTTGTCGCGGTGTCGTTGGTCGTGTCCAGCGTGGCAGTCGCCGTGGCAAACGTCGCGCTATAGTTCGACTTCAACTGACCGAACACCACACGATCAGAGTTGTCCGAAACCCAGGTGTTGCGCTGGGCAGCGGTCGCGGAATCGAACAAGATGCCATTGACGCGTTGGCCGTTGGTAGAACCGAGACCGGCAGGGGCCGACTCAGAAGGCAGCGCATAAAACGCCTGCACGATTTCGTCGCGGTTAAGTTCCTTGAGCCAATCCGAAAGCAGCGGGCGCGCAACGCCGAAAATGGCGGTTGAGTCCTTGTGCTTTTCAGCCTTGTTGGTCTTGACCGCATTACGCGCCCAATCGATCCAGACGCGCATACCGTAGTTATCAACGTTCTCTTCGTTGCCGGCCAAGGGGCCAGAACCGATCGCCTGGGCGCCGAGACGGGCAACCAGCGGAATATTCATCTGCTCACCGCCGGAAACGAGATCCATGCGCTTGCGGATGATGGCAGTGATGTCCTCGCCCATGTACGGGGAGAACAGGTTGTCGCGAACCCATTCGCGGTTCACCTGCTTGGTGAACTCAATGACCTTATTGTTGGTTTGGATGGTAGTAAGAGCCATGACGGCTAATCCTTTCTAAAAGCCGTCAGCCCAATAAAAAACCCGCCATCAAGGCGGGTCGGTCATCAGGAGCGCGGCTGGTTTTAAGCGTTGGCGTGTCGCCAGAGCCCTTCGTCGGAAACGTCATTGTCATCAGCGGAAACATTCGCTGATGCATTGGTCGCTCGGGTCAGGGATGGCGGAAGCGAAACAGCCGGCCTAGCGCCGGGTTGTGCTGTTGCGGGTTGAGCAGCCGCGCGGGCTTTCTCGATGGCCTTCGCGAGGAAGGCTGGATCGGAAAGCAAGCGTTCCTGCTCGCGTTCACGGAATGCGGTGAGGTCGTTGCCTACTTCGGCCCTTGTTTTCTGCTCACGATGCCACTGGATGAGAGTTTCGCCTGGATCGCGCGACTGCTGCATGAGAGCCCGTAAAGCGGGATCGACAGCCTTTTGTGCAGCCGCGTAAGCTTCGGTGAATTCTTCCTTGTAGACCTTATGAGCGTTCTGGAGACTGGCTTCCCGGCGTTCGCTAAGGATGATTTCGCGCGTTTGATTGAGCACGAAATCCTTGTAACCCTTGGGATCAAGCAAAGGATCCGGTTCTTCAGGAACCTTCACCTCGGGAGTTGGTTCTGCGCGCGGTGCCTGTTGTCGCTGCCATTGAAGCCTTTCAGCCTCAAGAGCCGCTACCTTATCGGCAAGCGCCCGCTTTTCGTCGTTGATCTCCCGAACACGCCATGACGGCACCTGGGGCGCATTGTCGTCAACGGCGGGTTTCTCCGCGGCGGCGACAGGCGTTTCAGATACTTCGGCAACCGGAGCTTCCGGCGCTTCGCTGGGCTTGTCCTCTACGACTGGAGCGGCAACCTGTTCGGCCGGAGCTTCGTCGCTGTTAGCTTGATCGAACAGTTCCTGGTCAGTCAGTCCTTCAAGTGCCTCAATAGCCATTTACTCACCCTTTCGCGTTTCGTGCGATCACGTATGCCCTCTGTCGCTCGGGCGTGCGGGTAGTCCTGTCCGGTGTTTCGTCCCGGTCTTACGATCTCTATGCAGTCTGCGGCGCTGGCTGGGCTGCCTGCTGGGCATCAGCCGCTTGCTGGCGCGCTGCCATAACCTGTTGGGTGCGCCTATCAGCGTCGTTCTGTGCGGCCTCGTGTGCCCTGTCCTGTGCGTTCTCGTTCTGCTCATGCGCGAGCTGGGCAAAGCCTAAGATGCCCTCCAGCTTCGCAGCCAATGTTCCGCTGTCCTGGTCGGTCTTGGCCGTGATCCGAGCGACCTCGATCTGTGTCAGCGCCTGCAACTGCGCCTTGCGCCATTCGAGGCTGTTATCGGCGACGGCTTTCTGCCCGTCAGCCTGCAATTCCATCTGCTTCAACTGGCCTTGCGCGGCAATCTTGGGATCAACCGGCGGCGGCTGGCTCTGCTTGGCCTGAATCTTCTGAAGCATCTGGGTTTTCACCCGAGTTTCAAGCGGCGATAGCTCCAGCGCGATTTCGGGGAAGTTCTGCGCGAACTGCGGGCCAAGCGCCTGCAAGGTCGCCGCTGCGTCCCCCTGCATGTTGACCGTATCCGGGCCTTCGTCGATGATGAAATCAACGTCCATTGAGCCGATGGCGTTCACGATCGACGGAACGCCGTTCTGCATGGTTAGTTTGTTGATCTGGAAGAACTGCGCCACGTTCTGATCGTCGGTGACCCGAATCCAGCGCTCGGATTTCCAGTGCTCGGTAATGATGTTCCAGATCGCGCGGTAAACCCGGATTTTCCAATTCTTGAATGCCGACAGATAAGGCCCAAGCTCGGCCATGCCGGCCTGTTGAAGCAATGCAATCGCTCTGCCGCTCGAATCCTCTAGCCCCTGCCCGATCAAGGCCGGGTTAGGCCCGAAGTTCTCAATCTCGGTCTTGGCTTCCTGAAGCATCTCCAGTTGGCCTTTCATGTCATTGGCCTTCGACACGTCGTCGAATTCCAATTCCATGCCGGGATTTTTCTCTATGATGCCATCCGCCTTTGCAGCTTCGCGGCGCGTAACCTCGATATCCTCGACCGCGCCCTTTTCGATGATAAGCCGGCGCGTATTGAGCAGATGCAGCGCCTTCGACCGGCGCATGTTGATTTCGTCTTGGGCCGACTTCAGGTTCCGGATAAAGCCGTATCGGTCGCCGTCATGATCGACGCTTGCCGAGAACATCAGGAAGCGAGGAAAGGTCTTGCCCTTGTTATCGTGGAACGGCGAAACGCCCTGCATCATCACGGTATTGCCGATGTAGAGCGTCCAGCACCATTTTCCCTTGCAGATATACCAGTGATCGACCAACCGCAGCCGCTTCAGGCTGGTGTTAACCCAGACGCGCTCCCGGTCCTGATCGGCCGAAGAAGTGATATCCGAGCCGCTTTCCATCAGGCCGTCGATTTCGGCAGCCTTGTTCGGCAATAGCTCCTTGGCCTGGTCTACGTCGATCCATTTCGCAATGCCCATGTAGCGGGCGTCCGTAAATCCCTCGTCAAACGAGCGCGGATCATAGAAAAACGTGTCGCAATAGACGATGTGCATCGCCAAATCAGGGTCGCCATGATCCCCCGGCTCAAGATCGAATTCCACGCCGGCGATGCCGTCCACTGCACCTAGCCTGGCATTGCGGGTTGATTTGCTTTTCCAGTCGTTAGTATCGAGGCAATACCGCATGACCGCGGATGCCAAGTCGGCGCCCTGCTCATGCTCAGGAGTGCGAGCGTAGGCTTTCGGATCCTGCCGTAGCTTCTCCACAATGCCAACAACAGCGTTAATCTTGCGTTCAATCCGGTTCGACGTGACAACAGGCTGCTTACGACGGCGCAGGACAGCGATTTCTTCCGATGTCCATTGGTCGCCGTGGTAGTAATGTCGGGCCTCGCGGGCTTCCTCTACTTCCTGATCCTTGGCGCCTAAATAATCATAGTACTGCCGTTTAAGCCGGTCGATCGACAGGTATTGAGCCTGATCGTCCTCAGTCGTGTTTCCGCTGCCGCCCGTCATTGGTTCGGGCGCTGAGGTCGCGTTAGCAGGTTGCATTATTTCCCAAATCCGCTCAGCAGAAGGTCGCGCAACTCGGAAAGCCCTACGGACAACTGCTGCGAAACTTCATCAGCGGGAAGCCTCTTAGCAACAGCCATCAGCAAATGAGCATAAGTCATAGCCTCATCCGACCGGACAAACACCCCAGTCCAATCGCCGGCAGGCTTTAGCGGGCCCGTGGATAAGCGCTCGGCTGCCTTACAATGCTGAGTATCCATCAATACACCTTGAATGAATCCGACTGCACCGCAGTCGATTTGTAGCCCGACTGGTTCTTCGGCTTGTCGTCCCCGGACATCTTCCGAACCCAAGGCCGCGACATGCAGGCGTACCGCCATTCATCGCCGGCATGGTCTTCCATGTCGCTGTCTAAATCTTCCGGCTTTAGTGGATCGTGCTGCAAGGCCGGTATGGTCCTAATGCTGTCCGTGCATGTTGAGAAAGTCACAATCATTGGCAGGCCGTCATCATCGCCGACCAACCGGCCTCGCATTTGATCCCAGCCGCCCATTGCACCGCGACCCGGAACACGTTTGTTGTCCGCAGGCCGGAACGGAACCAGCTTCGCCCTGATCAGCGCGGAGTTGATCCGCTCCGATATAGGTGGACCGCCATCTTCACTGAAAGCCGCAGGATCAAGAACACCACCAACAAGCTTAGGATCGGCAGCTTCCAATATCGCCAGATGTTCGCCAACCTTATCAGCGTGCATCTTAAGCCCGACGTTCGGCTTGCCAGGCTGCATACCGTACCATTCGCGATAGCGAACCATGCAGCCGCGAGGCAACCAAACACCGTCCGGCGTTTTGAACTTGTCCCCGACAACGGCCCACCATCCGAAGGAGAACGGTTTGGCCGATCCCCAATCGCCAGAACGAAAGCGAGCCCAATCCCTCGAAATCTCAAATGGTCTGACAATATGACGGGAGGCTTCCCAGCAATCGAAGAACGCGCCTTCAATTACCGTCCAATCGCCTTCTAGCCAGGCTTGAACCAGTTCCTTCGAACCGGAAGCCTTGAGCTTGGCGACATAATCTTCGCCTAAGTATTTGTTGTCCCCAACGCGAGACGGAATGTAAACGCGCTCCAGTCCGCTCACAGCGTCCTTAACAACCGTGTAGCCCATCGGATCAGGATCGATATAGCGCGCCCTAACCCATTGATGCCCAGGACCGCCGGGGTTGCCTGTAGCTCGAAAGCCTGTCGGAACACCCGCTCCAGAGCGCAGCGTAGCCATCAATTTCATGATGGGCTTTTCAGACGGAAAGTTGCCTATCTCCTCAACATACAATCGCGTGTAGCTGTGGCCCTGATACGCTTCAGCATCAGCATCGGTTTCCAGATAGGCAAACCGCAATCGAGCCCCGTCAGGCGCTCGCCACATTTTATCCTGTTCGTGGAACTTCCACCCAAGCGGCGAATAGATTTGCTTTGAACGCTCGATCGTCTCGACAAGCTCGGTACGTTGGCGCCGGATCATCAGCCCGATGGCATGTTCGCCGTAAGCGTCAGCGTGCTCCAGGAAATCCCCTAGAACGCCATCCGTCTTGCCGCCACCACGAGCCCCGCCAAAGAAAACCTCAAATACCGGGCACGATATCAGGGCAGACTGCGGCCCGTCTTGGGCCTCCCAGCTTATTGAAGTGTGTTCGGCTGCGAGTGCTGTTGCTGCCATTCTGCGGTACTCTTGGCCTTCGCTGGCAGGCGAGCGACGTACCTGTGAACAATTTCCGATTTCAGTTCGGCCGACGATAGGTCAGGCATCACTTTGCGGAGCAATCCCAACCCAGCCGAAACCTGCGTCGCGCTCATCTCGCGCTCACCTAGAACATGCTCGATAATGGCATTGAGGATATTAGAGTTTTGGATTTTAACCCTGTGCTCATCCGTCATCTGAAAGCCGGGCTTGCGGCCTCTGCTCATTTTGCGCTCAATTCGTTACAAATCATTCGAAATCTGGCCCAACTCGGCCATCACGTCGTCAGCCTCATCGGATATTGTTTTGGCAATCTGGCCCGAGACCTTGCCTACCGACTCTTTCGCCATGGTTAACTTTTCAACGGCCTTCTTGACCTGCGAAGTTCCATCGGTTCGGGCTTGCTCAAGTGCGCCGCGCGCTTCGTCCATCATGGCTCGAAGGCTGGCAGCGAAGGAGCCTCGGCTAATTGGTTTTGATCCTGAAACGGCGTAAAGCGGCGCTGGCGCTGTAATCGTCGGCGCAGGCGGCAACGGCGTAGCGGGAGTTGGCGCAGTCGCCCCGTTCAGATGCAGCGCCGCTGCTATTTCATCATCCGTAGCCATTTGGCTTACCATTACCGTGTGATCGCCAAGCGTGACGAATTTGTCTGAACCGATGACCCGGGTGCGAAGCCCGCCGGGGTATTCGTGCCGTAGCTTGTCGCGGTCGATCATCTCATAAACCGCTTTGGAAAGGTCTTGTGCGTATTGCTTAAAGCGGAGCGGGCTGAATCTTTCAGGCCGGTTCATCGTCCGGAATGCAGTATTCAGCCGGCGCGGTGTCGGCCTGCTCAGGCGGGATCGTAACCGCTACGGTTTCTTCCGGGCCAAGCCAGAACGCGCGGTCTGCCTTGGAATTGGCTTTCTTGAAGTCAACGCCATAGACGACATTCGACATGGGCGCCTCTAATAGAAAAACCCGCCGCCGATTTGCTCGGATGCGGGTCATAATTCTGAATCTGCCTATCTGACGTCTGATTTGCGCGAATCTGTCAACCCCCAAAAATGCGCTAAGGTAGTTAATCCACTCGAAAGCGATATCAGCGCCTCGTGGCCGATCAGGATTTCATCCCTTTCGCACATTGAGCGAACAATACGCTCGGCGGCCAGACTTGCGGTTTTCAGCGCAACGTGAGCGTCGATAAACGATGCGACTGCCCGTTGATGCCGGCGCACCTGCTTTCTGCCCTCATAGCTGTCGGGGTCAGGGCTTTCACCGCCGGCCCGATCGAAGCAAACCGCCTTGGGATCCGGTGACGGGCTGCACAGGGCCGAGGTATACATCGCAGATAGCTCGCCCCAGCGCTTGCCGGCCGCGTACATCGCGCTTGTGATCTTGCCTACCAAGTACAGCCGTCCGAGTTCTGTACCCCACAGCGGGTCGCGCATCCCGGTTAAAGCGGCATCCCGCAAGCGTCGGACTTCGGATGGTGAATACTCGGGAACAACGGGACCGCGCTGGACCCTGCCGTTCGGTTCGCGTTGTGCTAGTGATTTTCTTCGCCCCACGTTATTGCCCCCTTCTGAAATTGGAAAGTTAGGAGTCCAGTCGTCGCTCGAGCCCGTACTTCTCGAGCATTTCTTTTGGTACTCGGCACGCAGGAGAGTCCAAATGCGGCCCGGCCTCTCGAGACCAATGACCGAATTTCTTGTAGCTGGTCAAAACGGCATCCCAATTCAGCCCTTCCGGCGCATCTGAAAAAGCTGCCGCGGCGTAATCGTGGAACCGCTGCTGGTTTAGCCAAGTGATCGCCTGCGGGATGAATTTGCTTCCGATATTGCCTCGAGCTCCCTCCTCTCGAGCAAGGGCCGCCGCAGCAGATATCATCACCTCGGGGTCAACCCCGGTTTTCACCAAGGCGTTGAACTTCTTTTCGGCTGGCTGCCAAGGGTTCGCGCCATCGCGTCGGGGAAAGGCTGCCTTGAACCTCTTGAAATCCTCACTCGCTCGAGCCTGCGGCTTCGCAGGCGTCGGAATGCTTTCTTTTCCCTTCGGCTCCTTTTCCCCTCCCTTCCCCTCCAGGGCGATCTTTGGCAATTCCTCGCTAGGAATAGCTAGGGCTTTCGGTTGATCGCTAGGAGGAGCGGGGCAAACCTTATATTTGCTAGGATTATCAATCTTTTGGTGCTTTGCCCAACCTGTTATCTCAAAGAACTCTTTCCCTTCCACGGAATAGAATCTGATGAGCCCAATAGACCGGAGCTCCTCGAGCATGGCTTGGATATCATCCCCCGTGAAATTGTCCGCCGGCATAACCTGGGCTTTGATGGTGCGCGGAGCGATCGGGGCTCGCCCAAAGTCATCAACGAAATTCCACAGTCCGATGAAAAGCAGGCGCGTCACCGGCCCGCAGTCCATGACCTGCTCACTTGTCCAAAATTCGGGTTTAATAGTGCGGATGCGGGCCATTATTCGCCTCGAGCCTTTCTGGCGGAGGCCATGATTTGCTGACAAATCCGTTCAGCATCGCGCTCGTGAATCATCACGCGCAGATAGGTTTCTTTGGCCGCTTCGGTCCATTCTTGGCAAAGCACGATATGGCCGCAGCCCCCGACAAACACATCGGGGGGCATTACCTCAAAGGTTTTCAGGCTCATTAGTCGATCCCCAGCGTACCGCGATAGAGATCAATCATGGCCTCTCGAGATCGGCGCTTCTCCGCATCCTCGCGCTGCGCCCTGATGATCGCCCGCAAGGCGGGGATGTCGAAACCGTCAGATTTTGCTTCCGTGAACACATCCCGGATGTCGCCGGAAACCTCGTCCCGGTCGTCCATCAGCTTATTGATGCGCTCGACGATGCTTTTAAGCTGCTGGTTGCTGTTGTGGCCCGGCTCTGTCATCGCATTCCTCTTTGGTTTGGTTGGTGGGAACGCGATTGCTACTGTTATTTCTACGGAGGATTCCCCAGCACTCCAGGGTGATCAGGGCCTCGTCTAAACTTGATGCTGTCGCGACCGTCGCCCCGCATTCATCCATTGCTGCGAGCGTTAGCCTCTGGGACGGCGAGAGACGGCCACCAGAAGCCTTTAATTCCAGGGCATACAAACTGCCGCCCTTCAGAATTACGAGATCAGGGACGCCCGCACGGACGCCAAGGCCCTTGAATATCTTGGCCTCGATCATCGATCGCTTGCCCCCGTTCGGCGTATGCCAGAAGAACACGCGCGGTTCGGCCCTTGCGTTCAGATGCAACACCACGGCCCGGTGAATATCTTGCTCCGGCCGCTTCATGTCTCCAGCGCCTTTGGCTCGCGCAGATTATTTACAACAGCGGCGCGCAAGGCGAGCGAGGTTCCAGTGATGACGATGTTAGCTAGATGGCCCTCCGATATTTCAAACCGGAGGAGTTCATCGGAGCCGCAAATCTGGATATTGAGGACGTAAACTTGAGGGGCCGGCGAGGTCAGGTAGGCCAATCGCGCTTTCATGCCGCCCTGCTCTTCTTTCGCAGCGCAATCACGATCTCCATGACCTTGACGCGATGGCGCAATTTGTCACGTGATTTGGGATCGGCGCTTTTCAGGGCGCGCTTGTTGGCTTTCAACAGAGACCGAGGGGAGGGTTTCATGCGGTCCTCGCAAATTCGCCGAAATACTTGATCGCAGCGCAAGCGTAAGCATCATGGGCTTCTTCTGCGGTGTGGAAGTAGCCAAGGAAGATCACGTTATCGCCGACCTTGATCTGCGTTCGCCATTTCTTGCCTTTGTGGCAAGCGTGGTAGTATGCGCCCTTGAGACCGGAACGATTGTTTGATTGAACTTTCTTGTTCTGTTTTTGCTGGGAAGAGGTCGCTAGGCGTAAATTGCTGATCGCATTGTTTGAAGGATTGCCGTCGATATGGTCGATCTCGGCTCCGCCAATGGTCGGACCATAAATATAAATCCATGCCAATCGATGCGCGCCCATCTGATTAAACGGGCTTACCCCAATGAAAATGTAGCCGTTGCGTTTAGTCCCGGCGATATCGCCCGCCTTCATCCGGCCGCCAGTCGAACTCGGTTTTTTCCAACGGAAAATCCCGGTGACTTGATCGTAATCAAGCCACTCCCGAAGATGGGCTTGCGTGGGAAGCTTATTAGCGGTCATTGAGTATCTCCCGCTTTATCTCCTCGATGCTTTCAGCCAGCCCTTCTTGCCCGGCAGCGAGACGGGAATTTATTCGCCGTATCGATGCGATTATAGTCGAGTGGTCTCGATCCATTCGCCGGCCGATTTCCGGCAGCGACCTCGTTGTCAATTCCTTGCAGAGATAAGCGGCGAGTTGGCGTGGCCGCACGACATCCTTATCGCGCCGCGGTGAAAGGATATCGTTCCGGGAGATGCCGTAATGATATGCGACGGCTTTGATGACATCTTCGACCTGGATGGTGCGATGGGAGGCAGGTCCAAGATCCTTCTCGACACCAAACCACGGCGCCTTTTTGATCGGGATCGCCTTCTGCCGTTCCGCCCATGCCTTGATCGGGTCTGGCTTGCTGACCTGGACAGGCTCGTTGATCTCGACCGGCTCCGGTTCGATCGGAACAATCTCGACCGGCTCCGGTTCTTTCCCCTGCATGAGTTCCGCGTGATGTTTCCTTAGCAGCGAAAGAAGCTGTGCCGATCCGTTCTTAGCTTTCTCGCAATAAAACCTGTCCTCATCCACTGCTGCGTGGTGAGGCTTGTCTAGCATATCAAGCATTATTCCCCGTGCCCCCGTTGTCTTTCTTAGTTCCCCGTAAGGATTTCGCGAGCCGCGATAATCTGAGTTTCAGCCGCGACCAGCGCGTCTCCAGAATGGTCCGCACCAGCTTGGCGATGGAGTTGGATTTCGTGCTCAAGGTTTTTTATTTCCGTCTCTAGAATTGCCACCAACTCGGCGCGAACCTTGTTCATCAACCAGTGCGGAACAATTTTTGTGCGGAGCGCTCGGAAGTTTTCGATCTGATCTCCAGTAATGCCTAGTCGTCGCGCGATGTTCTTTCGCGCCTGCAATACCCCTGTTTTGCAACGTCTAACCTCGCTTCTCTCAAGGGAGCGGGTCATTTTATTCAACGCCTCTAGGTCGGAAACCGCACTGTTCATTTGACGGAAATCTTCCTGCATTTTTACAAAATCCTTCATGACAAAAACTCGAACATGAAGAAGGACACACACACTCACGCAAACGATAACTTCGATCCCTTCACATCGCTAGGTTTGCAGACCGCGATGCTTTTGAACCGGCTGCGAATACAGGCGCAGCTTTTAGAACTCACCTCCGAAGAAAAAGAAGGTAGCGAGGAAAAGCCCGAGTCCGAAAACCAGGCCAAAGACCGACCAGGCCACCACAGCGAGGATGTCGAACATGGTTTGCGCGAACTCGCCGCGCGGAAACAGAAGGGAGGGAATTTCTAAATCGGGCGACGTGTTTTGTAAGTCGCACGGGACCGGCTGCGTCGTTGTTTCCCCCGCACGGCGCGGCCGGTTGCTGATGCGCTCGAATGACATATTCATCGCTGGCCAAACCTAATGAATTGGCCGATTGCAATGCCGACGATTGGCGAGAACGCAACCCACGCAACCAACAGGACGATGTGCCAATGAGCCATCATGCCGCTCCCTGTTCGAGTGAAATTAGATGCTCGGAGACGTAATCGAGATAGGTTCGCCCAAACCACTCACCGGCGAGAACCCATTTGCCGCGCGAGACGCGCCGAATGTCCAAGCCGTAGTAGTCCCTAAGATCCTCAAGCCGCCTGCCCTGTGCGTCATGGCTGAACTCGACGATCTGGCCCTTGCGGGACATGAACAGATCGTAAATCTCACGCAACCGCGAACCGATGCAGGGGACGGCACGGCAAGCCCGCGCATGGCGCTTCCTGAGATGGCTGGCGGGCGCGGTCCTCATGCTTTTTCGTCCCGAGGCGGCAACTGGATTTCACGCGCTACCTTTTTGTATTCTTCCGCGACGAGATCGGCGCACCGTCCAATGCACTCGTTGCAAATCTTGCAACCATCAGCCGATATCAGCCGGAAAACCTGAGCGCTGGGCTTGCCGCAAAACGAGCAGTTGCCATCAGGCATGGATGATCCCCCACAAATCGTCGGGGGCTTTCATCGATCGTTCGTGGAGGGCGTCTTGCAGGATCTTGTGAGTTTTGGCCGGGAATTTCCCGATCCGCTTCCAATTGGAAATGGCGGACGTGTGTTTCACGCCGGTTATTGCAGCGACTCCAAGGTTTCCCCCGAGTGCATCTACAACGTCGCTAACGGTGCATAATGTCTCAGCCATGCCCCTCCATATTCATATTTCCTGAAGAAGTCAACATCATAAATCCTTAATAGCGAATTTATATTTTCTGAAATAATATGGAACTGATGCAAAAACGTGATCCACTGCGATGGAGATCGCCAGGTTCCCAGCGATTGCGCTGGGTTCGCCTTGCAGAAGGATTCGAAAATTCGGCGCAGTTCGCTTCCCATGTCGGTCTTGGGATAACTGCCTATAGCCAATATGAGAACGGTGTCCGGCTATCGCTGGATGCGGCAATCAAGATTGCGAACAAGGTTCCAGGGCTGACGACAGACTTTCTAGTCCGTGGGCGCGAGGAGGGTATGCCCGCCGAGCTACGAAGGCGGATAGAGGCAGCTAAGGAGAAGGAAGCGGCGGAACTGGCACCGGAGGAGCCGCCCATTGAGCGGCCTTCTGTGACCCGCTACGGACCACCCAAGAGACCTAGCCCTTAAACGGCAACACGTTCTTGCTCATCTGGATCGGATCGGCCGGCACGTCTACAAGGAACTTGTCCACCAGTTCTTGCAGGGCGGCGATCACCAGAATCATATCATCAGGATTGTCGGGCAACTGAGCCGCGAGCGTTATAGCGTGGCGTCTGTGCCATTGCAGCGGCGTCGATATCAGCATTCCTACCCCCCCCATCCGGTCCCACCCAGAACATACCAAGAACCCGTCCCGATTGGGGCGGCAATATGTCAGGTCTAAGACACAATCTGCACGATTGCGCGGAAGAAAGTCAACTCGACTGCGCTAAATATCGCGCGAACTTTATTTTCACATTTCCTGAATTATTTCCTTGACGCTTCATATTTTATGAAGTAGCTTCTCCTCATCGAACAAATCACCGGCCAGCCGGATCGATAGGGGAACGAGATGCGCTATCTCTTCAACAACGACTTCCTGATCACCGAGCAAGGCGAGATCAACGCGCGATACATCAAGATCGCCGCCCGTGCCCGTGCTCGATCCCGCTACGGCGCCACCTGTACCCGGTTCGATATTGCCGAGTTCGAGGAAAGGCTGGGCGCTCTCGCCATCCTTCAGCAAGCCAAGTTTCGCGATGGCATGTTCGTTCCGTCCGAAGCCAGCGCTCTGCAAGCCGCCGAGTAACCGCCATGACCACCAAAACCATTGACCGAAAAGTATACGAACTCCTCGCCGCGCACTTCCTGTTTGACCATCCGAGGATCAACACGGAAGCCGCACGGACCACGCTGGCGGTCGCCATTCAAGGCACCGTCGAAGCGGAAATCCAGTTCATGCGTTCGCAATTGGAGAAATCACAGTGAAAACCTTCATTCGCCGTCACGGCTTCGACGCCACCGACGTTCGGGACTTCGTTGCGATCGTTCTTTTCATAAGCACGCTCGCAGTTTGGGCTGCGATCGGATCGGGAGGTTAGTCATGGCTTCCGCCAAACAACGCGAGACGGCCCAGCAGTACGCCGACAGGCTTTTGTCCTTCTGGCAATTGCAACGCGCGGCAGGGATCAAGCCCGAATTTCGTCGGCTGCCAGCCAATGACAGCTTAGAGCGCGACTTGGAACTAATCCGCCAGTGCATGGAGTGAAATAATGAATATCGCCATTCGCAATTCGCAGGAAATCGCAGTCCGGCCTCCGCAGTTTGATGGAAGCCAGATCGATCTTATTAAACGGACTATTTGTAAGGGCGGCACCGACGACGAACTAAAGATGTTTCTGCATCAGGCAGAACGTACCGGCCTCGATCCGCTAACCCGCCAGATTTACGCGGTGAAGCGCTTCGACTCGCAGGCCGGCCGCGAGGTTATGTCAATTCAGGTTAGCATTGACGGTTTCCGCCTGATTGCCGAGCGCACGGGCAAGTATGCCGGTCAGGTTGGCCCGTTTTGGTGCGGACAGGACGGTCAATGGTGTGACGTATGGTTAGCTGATGCGCCTCCGGTAGCTGCGCGGGTTGGTGTCATTCGCAGCGACTTCAAGGAGCCATGCTGGGGCGTTGCCAGATTCAAGTCCTATGCCCAAACCAAGAAGGACGGCACCCCGACCCGCATGTGGGCGGTTATGCCCGACGTGATGCTGGCAAAGTGCGCCGAAAGTCTCGCGCTGCGCAAGGGCTTCCCGCACGAACTAAGCGGCCTTTATACCAGCGACGAAATGGGACAGGCCGCTGATGACCGGGCGGCGCCGACTTATGAACGCGCTCCCGATTATGACGCAATAACCGGGGAAGTGTTTTCGCCGGCCGCAAAGATAACGGCGGAACAAGTTGCGGCAATTGTCGGTCTCTGCGACGAAATCGGTGTCGATAAGCAAGCCTTCTGCAATTATTTCAAGGTCAACGGCATCGCGGAGCTTCCGGCGAAGGCTTTCGACCGAGCTATCACTGCTCTCAATAAGAAGAGGGCAAAGTGATGGATCAGATCGTTCAAGGCTCTGTCGAATGGAAGCAGTTGCGCCTTGGCCGCGTTACGGCGTCCCGCGTTTCGGACATCGTTGCCAAGACCAAGAGCGGCTACAGCGCCAGCAGGGCGAACTATGCTGCCCAGCTTATCGCGGAGCGCCTGACGGGTACGCCGGCAGAGTCGTTCACTAACGCAGCGATGCAGCACGGGACGGAGACAGAACCAGAGGCGCGGGACGCCTATTGCTTCTATCAGGGCGTGACGGTCGAACAGGTCGCCTTTGTACCGCATCAGAAGATCGATCAGGCCGGGTGTTCCCCCGACGGCCTGGTTGGCGATGACGGCTTGGTCGAGATCAAGTGCCCCCAGACTGCTACACATCTGGAAACACTGCTCGGCCAAGCCGTGCCCGCCAAGTACGAGACGCAGATGCAGTTTCAAATGGCATGTACCGGCCGCCAATGGTGCGATTTCGTATCTTACGATCCTCGGATGCCGGAAAACATGCGCCTGTTCGTCAAGCGCGTTCCTCGGGATGACAAGCGCATTGCCGAACTGGAAGCCGAAATCGCATCGTTCCTTTTGGAACTGGCTGTCAAACTATCACAGCTAACTAGCCTCTACGGTTTGCAGGAAGCCGCCTGATGCGCGAGCGGATCGACATCAAGGAAGCGCTTCGCCTTTACCACACTTGGCAGAACTGGCGGGAAGTCGCGAAGCGCTTAGTCCGCGAGAACGGAATGCAATTTTGCGCCGATGCCGTGCAGGCGGCCGTCAGACGGTATGACAGGAGGACGGCATGAGCCGGGCGCTTCTAGTTCTTTCGTCCCGAGAAATCCGAGAGCGCGGCATCAATTGGATTCGGCGCGCGCCTGCCGATACTCGGGTTGAGTTCAAGGCGCCGAAGCGGTCACTCGACCAAAATTCCAAGCTCTGGGCCAGTTTGACGGACGTTGCCACGCAGAAGGAACACGCCGGCAGGAAGTACACCGCCGACCAGTGGAAAGTGCTGTTCATGCACGCCTGCGGCCGTGAGGTTCAATTCCTGCCATCCCTCGACAACAGGACATTCATTCCATGGGGCCAGTCATCCTCCGACCTCTCGAAAGAGGAAATGACCGAGCTTCTAGAATTTATCCTCGCATGGGGCGCCGAGCATGGCGTGGTGTTCCATGACTGAGCTTCGCCAGCGTCAACCGCGAGAGAAAAACGAAAAACATCTTCAATTCATTCGAAGTTTGCCCTGCTGCATCTGCGGCGACGATACGACGGTCGAAGCGGCCCACATTCGCAGCGTCTCGCTTGAACACGGCAAAAGGTGGACCGGCATGCAAGAGAAATCGAGCGACAAGTGGGCACTCCCGCTTTGCAACGACCACCATCGCGAACAACACACGATGAACGAAATGGCGTTTTGGAAGCTCTACGGCATCAATCCTTTCACGCTGGCAATTTCATTGAGGTCACGATGACGCACTCTCCCTCCTGTCCTGACATAGCCAGTGCTCACTTTGAGGCATTGATGGAAATCAGGCGCATAGCCAATGAACCGGGCGACCGCCGTGCGCTGGTTGACAAGATTTACGGTATTGCCACTGAGGCCTGTCGCGCTCCTGCCCAAGCAGAGCCAGGGGTCAGGGAATCTACTCTGAAAATGGTAGCCGGTCTGTTCGCGGAATCCGTTCATGAAACCTACACCCGCGAGCAAATCGTCAGCGTCGTTGAAGATATGATCCGGCTTGGGCGCCCTAGCTCCTCGCTCTCATCGACGGAGCAAAAGTGATGGGCCTCGCGCAGTGGATCAACGATATGCGCTGGGCCATGAACGCTAAACGCGCTCGTGCGTGGCGCCGGAAACTGATGTTTTCGCAGCGTGAGGCGTTTGATAGGGCGTTCCGCCCTCGTCTCGGGATGCGAGAGCCTGGTGTGGTTATCGATTATCCCGACGCCTTTTATCACACCGACATCGAGGATCTTTGCCGCGCGATGGCGGCTTCCTCGTTGTCCTCCCCTGTGCGCGGGGATGCGACATGATTGGCCGCTTCATCATCGAATGCGAACCGGCCAACTTAGATGTGGTCAGGCAGGCAATTGAATATCTTCAAGAGCACCTTGAGACAAACGATGTTTTGTCCAACTCTGGCGGGGTTCAAATGTTCGCCACGCGCCTGAAAAAGAGCATCCGTGTTCGACAGGTGAAGCTATGACATGGACCTCCAAAGACGGCCCGAAGTGCCCTGTTTCGCCGGAGGATCAGGGCGAGTTCATGGAGCCGCGGAATCCATGCGTGACCGATAATGATCGCGACGAAATCCTTGTGATCTTCGGAGGCTCCGCGATTCGCAGTTGGGGCTACAAGGATGAAGCCGAGCGCAGGACCAAGATTTTAGCGGCGCGCGAATACGTCGAAGGTTGGTGCGACGCCCTTTTGGTGACGCGGCCAGAGGGGAAGTGACCATGTTTGAGGACGAGATGACCGAAGAACATATGGCGCGCACCGAGGCAGAATATCAGGCGGTGACGAGGCAGGAAGTGTTCGTCGAGGAGTTAGCGCAGGCAAAGTCCGTTGCGTCGGGTCTGATCGGATGGGCCACCGCACTCGTGCTCTCTTCGCAGAATGGAAAGGGATAATGACACAGCACCCTTGCGCGGGCATGACGAAAGCTCAACGAGAAGCCTTTGAGCGGATCGCGACTAATCAGGCGCCGATGGCAACCCACAAGACACTCCTTGCGCTGCGAGCAAAGGGCTTAGTCGGCTACACCGACAAGGTTATCGGCCGGGATGCGCTCGGCAAGATCACTGTTCCAGAATGGTTTGTGCCGCTCCACGCGCATCTCCAATGGTGCAAGTGGTGCAGTGAAAACGTCACCGAGGCAGAATGATGGAAACCGAACACGCCCGACTCCTGCAACAAGGCTGGCACCTCGCGCCGGACGGTTGCTACCGCAAAGGCGAGAAGGCGCGCGAGAGTCGTGCCTGATTGGTTCGTGACCAAGGACGGCGATCTAAGTTGCCTGCAACTCTACGAGAGGCATTACAGTTGCTATGAATACCGAGACGGACGAAAGCGCAGTCAGTTTGTTGGTCCCGGCGAGCACATCGTGCTCCGAACCGGAGACGCTGACGCCATGTTTGTTTGGCGAAAGTTCATCGATGATTCCGGCCAGCAAGGCGTCAACTGCGCCGTGTTCCGAAACGAAAGCCAACTCCGATCGTCCGACCTTATCCGACAGGCTGACGCCATCGCTGATTTCTGCTGGCCTGGTGAGAGGCATTACACATACGTCAATTCGCAAGCAATCAGGAGCACCAATCCGGGCTTCTGCTTTGTGGCCGCTGGATGGAGGAGAACAGGAATGACACGCAATGGATTGATAGTGCTCTCGCGCTGCCCGCAGGACAGCGCCGAATGATCGCGGAAGCCCAAGCCTTAAAAGCCGTTCGAATGGCTCGCGATAAGGAGCGCGAACGCTGCGCCGAAATTGCCGAGCGGCTTTGCGATCAAGGCCGCGATGGCTACCAGATCGCGAAAGTAATTCGCGCTGGCAAAGGCAGTCGCGCCTCTGTGGGAAGAGAGCGGTAGTGCGGCACATGAATAATAAAGAACTTATCCAGTTCGCAGAGTACTACCTCGCGAACAATGCGGCCGAGAGCGGAACCGATGAGCTTATCAGAATGCTTGTGGCTGCTCTTAGGAAGCGGAATTTGACTGACATTCATACTCCGTTCCTAAAGCAGCCCGCGTGGTGCGGACACTGCGGAGGGACATGCCAATGCGGGGAGTACGAATGACCCGCAAAGAGACCTTGGCGGAAGGCGTGACGCTATATCTGGGCGATTGCCGGGAGATATTGCCGACGCTTGGCAAGGTGGATGCTATTATTAGTGACCCTCCCTATGGCATTAAACACAACGGTACGCGTAGCCCAAAAAGCAGCATCAGTTCAACTGGAAGGCGCCAGTCTAAGATTTCGATTGTCGGAGATAATGATCCATTCGATCCAGCTCCATTCTTGGAGTCATCTTCTGTTGCCTGCTTTACAGGTGCCCAGCATTTTGCAGAACGCTTGCCGGGTGGCACCTATCACGTTTGGAATAAACGCGGTCCCTATGACCCTTTGCACCAGTCGGATGGTGACTTGATATGGATCAGCGGAGAAAAGAGGGCCTTGCGAATAGTGGACTTGGTATGGCGCGGGATATGCCGCACTACTGAGAATGCGGACCAAATAGTCCATCCGACCCAAAAGCCTGTAGCCCTTATGGACTGGTGTATTAGATGGATCGGCCCCAAGGCAATCGCGATTGTTGATCCCTTCATGGGGAGCGGGACAACCGGCGTTGCTGCCGTCAAGCTCTCCCGTAAGTTTATCGGGATTGAGATTAGCCCGGCTTATTTCGACATCGCCTGCAAGCGCATCCAAGCCGCGCTAGACGCGCCTGACATGTTCATTGAGACACCCAAATCCGCGAAGCAGGAGGCTTTCGAACTATGACCGATGAAGAAATCGCGGGTAAGCTTAGGGTTGCTCTTTGGCACATGGTCGATTGCTTCAAGCCGTTTACGATGAAGCCGATGGGCGCGCCCGGAAGCGTCGCCCGCTTGGAGCAAGAACAGCAGATTGCGGCGCACAAGCGGGCCAAGGAGGCTCTCGCGCTCTCTCAGGCGGAACGCTCATGACTCTTAAAGAAAAAGCAAAAGCTTATCGAAAGTTAGCGAAAAACCGCGCAGAGCTGGCATCCAGGTATGCAAAGGCAAAACAATATGAGAGAGCCGCGAGGTGGTATATGGCCGCAGATAATTTCATGAGGATTGCTGCTGAATTTTCCAGCCCGCGCCGTCATCGGTAGACAAGACCCCATGACAATCGGGCTATTCGGAAAGCAAGAGCGAACACCAAGCATCGGTAATCACGAGCGCTCGCTCGCGGCTGGTTCCGATGAATGGATAACCCCAAAATGGATCGTGGACGACCTCGGCCCGTTCGATTTGGATCCATGCGCCGCCGTTGTTATGCCGTGGAGGACCGCAGATAGATCCTTTACCGAGATAGACAATGGCCTTTTTCAAAGATGGGAGGGGTTCGTTTGGATGAACCCTCCCTATGGGACAGCAACCAGCGAATGGCTAGGCCGGATGGCAGAGCACAACAACGGTATAGCCCTCATATTTGCCCGCACGGAGACGGAGATGTTTTTTAAGTATGTTTGGGGTAGGGCTGCCGCCCTCCTTTTCCTGAAAGGACGTGTTCACTTCCACCGCCGCGACGGCGCTATCCCATCTTCAAAAGGTAAGGCCGGTAGCGGAGGACCAGGGGCGCCATCTGTCCTAGTAGCCTATGGTGACATCGCAAGATCGCGTCTTGAGCGTCTGAGCGGCAAGGGATCATTTGTAACCGCTTGGGCTACTTCGGCGTCTCAGGCCCAACGCGATAGCAATCCGTCAGTCAAACCGTAGACCGAGGAACTCCCAAAGTATGACGATGCCGGCAGAACAAACGCTCGAACGCGAAAAGGACAAGCTGTACCTTACGGACGCAGAGTTGATCCGGCGTATTGGCGTGCCGGAACGGACTATGCGGTCCATGCTTCCGGGCTTGGAAACGAAGTACGGATTCCCCAAAAAGTCCCCTTTATTCGGGGGAAGGCGCTATTGGCCGGCTGTGAAAACTTGGCTGGACAAGCACAACGGGCTTACAGTGGACCCGCTAACTTCCCACTCAAAGAGGGTCCTGCGATGACCGATGAACGAGAGCCTCCCGTGCTGGGCCTGCCTGCGCCTGGTCTCGTCTGGAGGAAGCGGAAAGACGGCTGGGTTGCGACCTGGCAGGCGCGCACCGATCGCATCAAGGATGGATACCGGCCCAAATATGTCCCGCTCTGGTCCGGCGCCGAACTGACCGAAGTCGAAGCCGTAGATATCTCCACGCGCTGCCAGCACCAGCAATATGACATGCTGACATTCGGCCGAGAGTTGCCGCCGGAGCCTAAGCCAGAACCGCCCGGCTTCCATGGCACGATACGGTCGCTCGTGCATTGCTACCGCAACGACCCGGATTCGCCGTACCAAAAGAACCGCTATCACGTCCGGCAAAACCGAGACAGCATGCTAGGCCGCATCGTGACCCGCCATGGTGATGTGTCTCTAACCGAGATCAAGGCGCGCGTTCTGTTGGCCTGGCACAAGGACTGGAGCCACGACGGAAAGAAGCTCGCCACGGGATCCGCTTTCATCGGCCAGCTACGCGCCCTTTTCAGCTTTGGCGCGACATTGATCGAAGATCCGAATTGCGAGCGCCTATGCGGCGTCATGCACAAGATGCGCTTCCCCGGTACGAAAGCTCGCGAAGTGAGCCTAACAGCCGAACAGGCCAATGCTATCCGGGCCACGGCACATGCTGAGTTCGGCTGGCACTCGGTCGCCTTGGTGCAGGCATTCCAGTTCGAGGGGACAATGCGCCAGAAGGACGCGATTGGCGAATATGTGCCGATATCGGAGCCCGGCGTTTCTGCCGTCATCCATCGCGACCGGAAATGGCTGCGGGGCATCGTCTGGCAGGAGATCGATGAGAACCTTATCCTGAGACACGTCACCAGCAAGAAGCAAAAGTTGGCCGTCATTGACCTGAAGCTGGCGCCGATGGTGATGGAGGAATTGCAGCGGCTTGTCGGCAAAGAACCGCTTGTCATGGTCGATGAGGTCACCAAGAAGGTGACGGTCAACCGGCATCTGCTGCCGGCCTCGGGGCCGATCGCCATCTGCGAGACCAACGGGTTGCCCTGGTTCGCCACTGAGTACCGCCGCAAATGGCGCAGGATAGCGCGCAAGGCCGGCGTGCCCGATGACGTATGGTCGATGGATAGCCGCTCAGGGGCCATCTCTGAGGCTATACAGGCCGGCGCCCCCATCGAGTTCGTGCGTCACGCTGCAACCCATAGCGACGTTTCACAGACTGCGGACTATGACCGGAGCCAAGCAGAGGCCACGGCCAAGGTCATGCGGATGCGGATGGAAGGCCGGAACAAACCCAAACCGGGTAATGACTGACGGATGACTGACAGCCATTGATCGACCAAAGGTTTTTACCAAAGTCCACTGTCTGTTATTCATGGCGATGAATTTGGCTAAGTTGTTAGAAAACCTAATGAAACGCGAAATAGCTGTCAGTCAAATTTAATGCAATGGCCGCTCTGGGCGGCAGGAGGATGAGGATGAGCTGGGACCTGATCGAAACCATTATGGAAGGCAAAGCCGCTGCGGCTACTGAGCCGTGGCCTGATCAGGTTGGCAAGGCCTACCGGCCGGGCTCAGGAACCGAGGGCTGCGCCTTTGACGATGCGTGGTGCAGCGGCTGCGCTCGGGATGCGGAATATCGAGAGGGCGGTGATGACGCCGACCCGGCGCTAGGCTGCAAGATCCTAGCGGATTCGTTTTGCTACGACATCAACGATCCAAAATATCCGAAAGAGTGGATTTACGGGCGCGACGGCCGGCCACGTTGCACGGCGTTCACGACTGACCCAACCAAGCCGCTGCGCTGCGATAGAACGGCCGATCTGTTCGCTGGCGCCCAGCAGTGAATGCAGAACACCGAGGATAGGATAGTGCGAAAACTTGAAAGCCCGCTAGACCATGAACGCGGCACGGTCACATACGATATCGGCAATGGCAGGTGGGCGACCTTTGACCGCCGCGCCGTTGAGAAATATGGCCTATGCCGCCTTCTGGAAGAATACGGCGTCGAAATGCCGACCGAGCGGGTTCCGGTTATTCAGTACGGCCGGCGTATAGGGACACTGCCGCCGGACTTCGACCCAGCTTTCGCCCGCAGCATTTCGTTTATGTACGACGTGAGGCCTGGGGATTTCACCCGCACAGACGACGGCTGGGTTGTTGGCCGGACGATGGGCGCCAGCGATGTCGATTGCGTCGCGGGCTTCATACGCGATCCTCAGTAGGGATGGAAAGAGACATGAGCGCGACATGGTGGGAACGCCTGAAGTTCATCCGGTTCTATCGATCGGCGGCTTGCTCAAGCGAGCTGGTGACAGCGGCTTACTGGCTTCAGATAGGGCGGCGCGGCTGGCATATTGAAATCCGCAAGGTATTTTAGTGACGGAATAGGAGCGAGCATGGCTAATGTCGATGACGAGGGCAGGATGGCGCTGTGGTGCATTCATAACCCGGACCAAGCGGCGGCCGAAATTGAGCGGTTGCGGAGAGCGCTTAAGAACATCGACGCTGTTGCCACGCAAAAGAAGGCTGGCGCCGCCGTGAGAATGCAGCGGATAGCTCGATGCGCTCTCTCGCCTTCGAATGGAACGCGCGAGGGTGCGACATGAATCATTGGTGGAGCTTAGTCGTTGCTACGGCAGCCGGGGTTTACGTCATCAAACCGTCGCCGCCACTTAAACGCCGTTGACCGAGGAGGAAAAGACCCCCATGAGCAATTGGCCTGTAGGATGTCATTCGCCGAACTCTTGCGCCCGCCATAGGCAATGCATGTATACCCGATGCAGACATGAGACGGATGAAAACCTTAAGTCCGACATCGACAAAGCCGTGGAGACCGAGGCCGCCCTGCGGGCGATGAGGGAGCGGCGCTCTTGAGCAGACACCAATGACCATTGACCCGCATACATGGATATCGATCTGTTTCGGCGTCGGTATGTTTCTAGGCGTCCGGTACATGACACGTCCACGATCTTAAACAGATGCACCGATGAGCAACAGGATCACGCCACAGCCGGAATACGAAGCGCTGGACGAGTTCAACGGCCGCCTGCTTGCGGTCATCATACCGGAGCTGGAGCGCTGGAAGTCCGATCCGCTTATCCCGGCGCTCGGGATTGCTGGGGACATCTGCGAAGGGCTTCGGCGTGCTGGGCTGCTTCGCAGCTACTCACACTGATAAACAGGGCAGCGACGGATGAGCAAATGGAACGAGCCACCAACCACTCGCGATTTTATGATTATATGGCTGATTTTTACCTTAGCGGTTGGCGCCCTGATACTCTGGCTACCGCGCGTCTAAGCGAAGACCATTTATGCCCCGTGGCAGGTGCCAGAAAGCGAGGTTCGAGTCCTTGCGGGAAAGCTTCGGGGTTCGATCCCTCGAACGGGGTCACTCGCTCCTGGCCAAGCAGGGCGCTAGCTGCGTGCCCCCGAGAGGACTTCGCTCAGTCCGACTCCAAGATAATCACTTTCGACCGTCTCAGAATCGCCAATTGCCGAGCCCGCGTGCAAGCCGTGGTAAACGGCATAGCCTCATGTGTGCGGAAATAATGGTCCTTTACTGTGATCGACGGCGATAAAATGGTAAACGACCAGACTCGCGTTCCCTTCGGTTTCATGCCGTGCGCTGACTCATAACGCGACGTGTCCAGCTTGATCTCCATGACGCGAGTATAGGCCGCAATCTGTACAAAGAAAACCCGGCCGCCACTTAAGGCGAGCCGGGCTAGTCAGGTTGGGAGGTTAGAAACAGGCCCGAGCATGGGCCGAACACTGCCGGGAGGATGAAACCGGCAGTTCATTGACGGCGGTTAGGCCGAAACTTTAGCTGGGACGACGGAACGCAATAGCGTTCGCAACTGATCTGACGCGCTCGCGCACAGCATGGCCGTCATTACCCGATTTGACAATCCAGCGGCCCGGCGCGCCCCCGGTTATAATTCCAACGTGATGATGCCAAACCACGATAGCGCCGGCCTCCGGACCAGGAGCGGGAGATCCAAAGCGAGCCCACCAGCGGGCCATATTTCCAGCCTGATCAGCTACTCCAAGGTATTTGCGCATCCACCAGCCGCACCAGGCGCGAGGTCTGGCCCAAGACCCGCTTTCCTGGGCCAGCGCGGGCCGTGGAGTCGTCCCCCGCCGGACCTTATGCATCCTTACCCGGATTGAAACCGCCCCTGAAAATGGGTTGCTGGCCTGCTGCTGACAGGCAAAATCGAGAAGGAAGCACGGCGAAGCTTGCCTGTGACGGGCTTGGGCAGGCGATAGCAGGCAGGCAACGACAAGCGCCGCCAGAGCGGGTTTCAACATGTGATGCTTTCTGGTTACTTGTATTCGCCGTCTACGTTCTGGCGATGGCCGGTGATGAATCCCGAGCCGTGGCGCAAGTCGGAAATGTCTCGCTGCGCGATAGTGAGCATGGCGCTATGGTTGGTGAGTCGTTCTTCCATTGTGGCGAGACGGCTGTCCGTGGTGCGGGCAAGTTTGATCGCTTCTTCAACGGCCGACAGCCGAACCGCCAGCAGGTCGATACGGCCACCAATGCGGCTAAAAGCGCCGACAAATCCCGCAAGCAAAACGATCGCATTGAGGATAGCGCCCCAGGATATTGTCGGGTCTAAGGTCATCTTTCAGATTTCCGCTCCACTCAGGCTGTACTTATTCAGGTCGTGGTGGTGCCATCGTCGGGCGGCAACGGCGTCTGGAAGTCCGCGCTGTCCGTTTCAAGCTGGGCCAAAAGCGCGTCCACCTGTGCCTGTGTCGCATTGGAGCCTGCCAGCATCCCTGCGATCGCCATGACGTATGGTTCCATGCTGACGGCGCCCTTCTGAATTGCAGGGGCAACCTTAATGATGGCTTCAACGATCTGTTCCGCCAGGATCACCCCGGCTTCGATTGCTGCCGCGTCCATTATTGAACTCCGTTTTTGGCAAGAAGGTCTTGCAGGTCGCCTACGGCTGTTGCCGCAGCGCTAATTACGTTAGTGGCGTCCACGGTCGGATACGCCTTCATAAACGTGTTGGCCTTTTTCATTGCAGATATGGCCTTGAGATCGGCCGCTTGCAGCTTCACGACAACAGAGCGTTGCGCGCACGGAGATGTGACGGTTGCAACGGTGCCGGTTTTGCAGAGCGGGATGGCCTTATAGGCACGCTCGCCACTGAGCGCGATGCCATAGGCCGCTTCAACTGATTGGATGGTATTAAGCGAGACGGAACTACTCAGATTGAGTTTCGGGCCTGTGGCGCAGCCGCCGAGCGATAGCCCGACAGCCGCAAGGATCAGTAATTTTCGCATGGGAGTTCCTTTCAAGAGGCTTTGCGCTGGCCTTCGAGCGCAGCGACGGCCATTCCGTCCGTGAGGGTGACTGTCGCCGTGCCGTTTGGGCCGGGATTGACGAGGGTTTTCTTGTTTGCTCCGATCGCAGCGGCCTGTCCGGTATTGCTTGAACTCTTGACGCCGCGGTACGCCGTATAAAGAGCGGTGGCAGCACTCGCCAAGGCCAAGAGACCGTTTGCTGTGGATCCGAGACCTTCGATGAGAGATTTGATCTGATCGAAGGTGATGCCCAGCGCCTGTAAGTTCAAAATTCCAAACGCCGTTCCGGCAACGGCCAACGCATATCGTTTAGCCGTGTCGATCTGTGCCTGAGTAGGCAAGTTCATTGGTATTCTCCAGTGATGTGAAGGGGAATTATTCTTTAATGACGGATAGAAAAACGATGTAAGGCCAGATGACGAAAAGGATCGCGTAGGAGCCGACCTTTACCCAGAACGTGTCCGCTGGATGCTCCGACTCCACGACGCTTGCCATGGCAAGCCATCCGGTCAGCCACACCGCTGAAAAATAGAAGATTAGCCAGTTTGCGAGCATGTATCGCATGAGCTTCTTTCAGAGAGGCCAGCAGAACCAAGCCAGCCAGCAGTCGAGGCCGAACAGAAAGGCGAACATCCAGAGCAGCGGAATCTCTGGGCCGTTAAAGCGAACAAGCCGGATTAGAACTAGGTAAAGGGCGGACATCAGGAAGTCAGCGCGTTGTCGGTCCACGCTTCCACCAGATCGTCGCGCGTTCCCTGGAAGCTGTTGATATCGATGCCCTTGGTGAGAATGCCGGGCATTGTGTGAGGCATTGGTCCGATGGCATCTCCGGTGAACTGCCAAAGGGTCGGCGTCACCCAGGGCAACGGCCTGCCCGTGCTGTCTTTCATCTTGGCAACGGGGCCGTATTCACAAAGCCAGAACGGGCATTCGGCAAACGTCTGCCTCACTTCCTCGCTGGCGTTGACAATCTGTTCTTTCACGCGATTGCCGCTGTAGATCCACAACGGCCTGCCTAGCATTTCCTTGCCGATCTGGAGGAACTGGACGGCTTGCGAAAGCGTCATCTGCGAGGCTCTGTTGTCCTCCCAATCAAGCGCCATCAATGTGCGGTAGTCAGGCTGCGCGGCGTCAAAGAAGTGGTTGATCTGTCCCTGTACGGTGTCGCCTGTGTTAAAATGGTATGAGCCGGTCAACAGACCAGCGAGACGCGCATTATTCACTCGCTTTGCATAGGCCGGATCGGAAACGCCGACTCCTTGCGTTGCCTTATGTATTACGCCCCAGATGCCAGCCGACGCCATGGCGCGGAAATCCGCAACCGGGTCAGTATGATGGGCGTCGCTATAGAGGATATCGCCGTGGAACAGGTCCACGACGCGCGGGAAGATTGTCATTGAGTGACCCATGAAAAAGCCGCCCGAAGGCGGCTAAAGCGACATTGTAGCTTTGCGCTAAATCAGAAACCTAAAGCAGTTTTCCAAAGACCAGCCGCAGCAGCAACGCCGGTATCATTAAAATCCGTACCGCCGCCGCGGTTGGTATTGTTCAGGGTATCGAAATCCGGCCCTGATTTGATGGTCGTACCGTTCACAACAGCCGCTTGCGCCGCACGGATGGTCGAGTTGGATGCGCCGCTAAACCAACTCTCTAGCGGGACATACATCGCAGATGTCAGGCCAACGTTATCAAAAATAGAGCGAACTTCTGTAAACCCCGCTTGCATCGTGGCTTGTGAGGTACCCGCATTAGCGTCGCTCTCGCCTATCATGGCAAGAATCGTAATGTTGCTTGCAGGAATGCCGAGGGCAAATAGCCGAGAAACCGCAGCGCGGATGCGATGCACGCAAACGCCGTTGTTGCGCCACTCGACAATTGCCGTAGATCCGACATTGACCGGCAACCAAATCACGTTGTCGTAGTTGCCGGCGGTAATTAGCGAATCTCCAAGCGTAGCCCATATTGAGCCTCCCGTACCCGCCACGCTCAACAGCGGGTCTGCGGCCTGATAGATGCCCCCATTCTGCAAACTTACGTTGAAGTGCTTGGTTGGATTAGTGACCGTGTGCGGCGTTGTGCTGACGTTTGTGCCTTGCGACTGGCCCCAGCACAGGAACGCCCGATAATTCCCGGTCTTGGCTGTCGCTGGATTGACTTGAGTTCGTCCCGCATAGGAATAGGTTTCCTGCACATAGGGCACCACGCTTTGCAGCATGTTCGGGTCTGATTGTGATGACCGCGCTCCGATAACCGGCATCGCGCTAACCGAGAGTCCAGCCAGTAAGTCCCGTCTGGATAGTGTTGCCGTACCATGTTTGCGTATCTGCACCCGCGCCCCTCTCAAGCCATCTAAGTTCATGATATCCAAGCCCAGGATACCCGACATAGACGGCGGAAGGAACGGCGTTGATGCCGCTCGTGCAAGAGTTCACGCCAGATCGGGCGGAATTTACGGTTGAACTGTCGATGCCTACTCCGACAACAACTGACTGGCCGCTCGATGTACTATTCCCGGTCGTTCCGAGGACCGTAGCCTCAACAGGCTGCGAATTATTGCCCCTTAAAACAGCAACTTGATTTGCTGTACTGGCATTTGCCTGCCGAAACGCCAGCGTCGAATATGACCAACTTGTGGTCGTCTCCGCAACTAGAAGCGGCCGAACCGCCTGATTATATTCGTTGTAAAGAAGCCGCAGTAATACGGTGTCGCTGATCTGCCCATCGGCCACCATGCGACCCGACCCGACATAAGTCGCTTGGTTGGCGGCGACCGAAACCGTGTTACCGGACGCCGAGCCGAAGCGAATGGTGATGCTGTTTTTATTCGTCCAGACGCCCTTGAGCAGTTGCAACTCGGTCGAGGCTGCACCCGTGCCGCGCGCCGTGGCGGATCCCGCAACCGCGCCGTCGTCCCACTTCGGGCCAGCGCCGAGCCGGATCGTGCCGCTGTCGTTGATGACGAAGAAATCGTAATTCTTGCCGGACTGATGGTAGTTGGTATGTGCAGCGGTCGAGTCGAGGGCCAGCGTTAGCTCTGCAACGATATCCGTCATGGCGAACGACGAGCCGTTGTAGATCGGTACGAACTGGCTAACGCAGGGCGTATAATAAACGCTGGTCGCGCCGGAAACGTCCGCCGATGTGACGGAAACGCCGGTCGTCAGCGTCAGACGCCCCTGCGGCTGAACAATTGTCGAGGATGCCGCGCCCGCAGCAGCCCAAGTCCCATCCCCCCTCCAAAAAGTCGAGGACGATGCTCCAGTCCCAGAATTTAGGTTGTTCACCGAGAGATTGCCGGTCACACCCGTGGACAAAGGCAGGCCGGTAGCGTTGGTAAGCGTACCGGATGCCGGTGTCCCTAGCGCGCCGCCAACAAAATACGCCGCTCCGGTCCCAACTTCATCGGTCAGAGCTGCCCGTAGGTTGGCACTCGACGGCGTAGCAAGGAAAGTCGCGACGCCGGTCCCAAGCCCAGATATGCCACTCGCAACAGGCAAACCCGTCGCGTTCGTCAGCGTGCCAGAGGCCGGCGTTCCAAGCGCAGGCGTGACAAATGTCGGGGAACTGAATGTTCCACCCGTGATTGTCTTGCCTGTGAATGTCAGGGCGCTCGGCAATGACAGCGTTGGATTGCCAGCGACGCCATCGCCATTCGTGACAGTGATCTCTGCGGCGGTTCCTGTGACCGTTCTCTGCGCCCAAGTATTCGCCGCGCTCCGGACGAGAACGCCCATGCCTGTTAGAGCGGCTATTGCTTGCAGATCCGCATCAAGACCGGAGGTCAAGAGCGAAGAAAGGCTAACGTTTCGATAGGCGCCCGCCGTCTGATCCTGAACCACGATCATCGCGGTTGTTGGATCAACTACGGGACCAGCACCTAGCAACGAATAGTCAACCCCAAAAGTATATGTGCCGTTCGACTTCGTAATGGTCAGGAAGCTTGAAGCAACCACGCTGACCGGGAACTTCGGCAGCACCTTCAGCTTGAGAGAGTTGACCCGCGTTAGTTTAAGCCGCAAATTTTGCGTAGTCATTGACGCGGGCCACCTTCAATGATCGCGACGTTAGCCGACAGAATTTGAGTTGTGATATTGTCCATTTGGACCCTGCAAAAAACGTCATACTGCTCGGGGCAAAGGTTTTCCATATCGGATTCGCTAAATGCCCACTGGATTGTGAAATTATCGGTCAGAATAATCCCCGATGAGAGCGTCGCGGAAAGCACGGGCGAGTTAGGGCAGCCTTGGCGGCAGATATAGGTTCCGATGGATTGTGCGGATGAAATGTCGAGCGCATCCCCATTATCGTCAACAAAACTGATGTTAACAATCCAGTCCTCTCGATTGGAGACGGACCCTAGCGTTCCCGTGTACATCTTTAACCTTTCGAGTGGATTGTAGTTTGGAGGAAACGCAGTAAGAACGAATGCGGCGGCATCGGCGTTGTCACTTGTCGATAGTGTGCCAGTGACAACAGACGCCGACGAGAACGTTAAAACGTCAGGTGATTCAGTTGCCGCGAATGTGCCGGTAACGATGAACGCGCCCGCAAATGAAGCGCTGTCCTTCGTATCCGTCGCGATGAACGGCCCGGAAGCTCCGATATTCCCGCTAAACGAAAGACTGTCTGCTGTTTCCGTCGCAGCAAAGACGCCGCCGATGAAAACAGAACCTGCCAGTGCTGCGCTATCGGCTGTTTCAATTGCCGCTAACGTGCCGCTTGCACCCGTGTTGCCTGACAGGGCCGCGTTATCGGGTGCCTCCGTGGCAGCGAAAGTTCCTGAAACATTCGAGCTGGTAGTGAACGCAGCGACATCTTGCGTTTCCGTCGCGCCCAGCGTTCCCGTCGTTCCGGTGTTACCCGACAGCGCCGAGATATCTGCGCTTTCAGTCGCCGCTAACGTGCCCTGATCGGCTACCGTTCCGACGAGAGCTGCCGCATCGGCGGCGTCCGTGGTCGAGAGCGTACCGGAGACAGATGCAAGGACAATCGGATGCCCAATGAGGCTTCCGCGTACCGGGAATGAACGGCCTAGACGAGCCACGGCCTAAATTCCCTTTTTAGAACTCAACAACCATATAGCAGTAAGCATTGACGGCGGCGCCAAAGGTGACGCGGACCCGATAGAACTTGTTGGCCTGCAAATACGGCTCGCGGCCGAGCGGCCATTGCTTGATATACTGGTTGGTCGGCGCGATCAGTTGCGGGCCGTCGATCGCGCGGGTTGCGGTGGTGGTGCCCTCGGCGCTGGCGGTGTAGCCGGTCGCCGAGGTGCCGACCGAAATCAGCGCCGATGTCGGGTCGCCGAATTGCAGCGCATCGCCGCTCCAGCGGGTGATGTCGGCGGTGACCATCGCGGTCACGGTTGCCGCCACGTCGGTCTCTAGCAACTCGACTTCGCCAGGAGTTGCGGCCGCCGAGCCGTCAAACGAGATGCCATACTCGATCATCTTGCAGGGCACCAAGGGCTTGAACTGCAGCAAGGTCTTGATCGCGGTGCCGGTCGTGACCTTGACCGGGGCCGCAGTGGTGTTCATCGAGCCGTTATTGAGCAAATATTGAAGTGCCATGTTGAATTTCCTACCAGTAAGCGGCGCGTTTCACGGCCTGAAGGATCGGGATATTGGGAGCGGCGAGGAATGCGGGACCGCTGCCGGCCGCCAGAATGTCGCAGCCAACCGCGACCCAAGTGTCCGAGGCGGACACCGTAGCGGTCATCACATTGGACGCGGAGCCGGCGGTGTGGTTGGCTGCAGCAGTGCAAGCGGTATCAAGCCAGTCCTGAGTAGCCGAGGTCGAGGAAAAGTTGGTGCCGCCGCCGTTGCAGAAGTAGGCAGCGGTCATGTTGCCGGTGGCGCTCGTGATCGTGACGCTGGCGGTCGTGCTGCCGGAATTGTTGACCGCGTGATTGCCGTTCGGGAAGCTCGTTGCCCCACCGGTCTGGTCGACGCCGGTGAACGAAATGGCGCCCATCGCGATGTGGCGACTGCCGGTCCAGGTAGCTTTTAGCGTCTTCTGCCCGCTCACCGGGGCGATCAGGCCGAACATGGCCACCGAACCCAGGTCGGTATTGGCTATCGCCGCATTGGTGATGGCCGTCATCGACTGGTTTGAGCCGCCGAAGTCCCAGACAACAGTGATCCCGGTGGGCAAACCCGTGGCATTGCCGAAACAAAGCCCGACGATTAAAGCGCGATTGCTTCCCGAACCGACTGTGATGATCGTCGACGACGATAACGTAGCCACGGGGACGGCATCATCAACATGGCCTTGAGCATCGAAGGCGACGGCCATCGCAAATCAGATGTTGGAGACGAAGGCGTTGAACGCAGCGGCAACCGCGTTGTTGATGTCGCTATCGGTGCAGAGCAGCGCAGCCGTGGCGAGTTGCGCCGGGGTCATGCTGACCAGGGTGCCGTTGACGGTGGCATCGTTGGCCACGATCTGGTTGGCCGCCGCTGCGTTGACGAACAGCGGCTTGTAGAAGCTCGGATTGTTGAGCACCGCCGAGGCGTAGTTCTTGCGCGCGATATGCAATTGCACGGTGGTGCCGGTGATCGCCTCGCCCGGAATTGAGGTGGTGCAGAACTCGATCAAGGACATCAGCACCCGGTTGCCGAACACGGCATCGGTGGCGATGGTGGCCATATCGTTTAGATTTGCGGTTGCCATGGTGGAGCTTTCCTTTTGTTCTTATTAACCGTGGGTAATCGTGCCGGACGAGATTGTCACCGTGCCGCCCGAGGTGATCGTGGTTGTACCGAGCACGATATCCGTTCCCGAGGTGCCGACTGTCAGGCCCGAGACGATGGTGGTTCCGGCGTTATTGCGAAGTTCAGCCAGAGCCGCCGTACCGGATGCGGAAGCCGTAGCCGAAAGAGGCGTGCCGGAAAGCGTCAACACTGCACCGGAGACAGTACCAGGCGTTGCGCTCAATGTGATCGTGGCAAGCACGCCAGTCGCGCCTGAAAGGCTGGCGGTTCCGATCACCAACTGCCCAGCAGTCGCAGATCCAGTCGAAGCCGCTGCGGTCTTGGTAGCGATCAAATCAGCAACGAGCTGCATCCGGTTGGTTTTCAGAGTTGAAGCGTAGACGACAGACATTCAGTTTTCTCCCAAAGAAAAACCTCCCGAAGGAGGTTGGTGGTCAGAGTTTGATATACATGGTGATGAGCATCATGGGCGGCAGGTTCACAAACGGCGTGCTCGTGCCGCCTTGCGCGACGCCCGTGATGGAGCCAGAAACCACAACTTGGTTGAGCGTGGTATTTGCAGCGTCACTGGTTGCCCCGGCCGATCCACCTGCGGTGGTAACGCCGACGATATTGACCCCGCTGCCGGTTTGGGCTGAAACCACGTTGCGGGCTGTCGAGCCGCTGAACGTTCCACTCGGCGTATATGCCGGAAGGTTGCCAGTGACGAGCGTCGAGCTTTCGGAGCCGCTTGATGATCCGAGTGTTGTTGCGCCAGACCCGAAATAGCTGCTTGTTAATCGGCTGGCGGCAGAATTGCCCATATCATCGAGGCCAGCCATAACGCGACCGCGCATATCAGGCAGAGTAATCGTTTTGTTCGCCGCCCAATCCGCGGCGGCAGAAACGCCCCTGCCCGTCGAGACAGCGAGGTTTGCATCGGCGCCCCAGAGGTACAGGAACAAGGCTTGGGTATCGGAATTGGCCCGCTCGGTTGCGCCCGAAGTTGCCGAGCCGATTGTGCGCCCATTGGCGCGAACAAAGCCGGACAGAACGCCAGTGCCATAGGTGATCTTCATGTCACCTGTGGCGAGGATCGTGGTAGCGTCTACGGTCCCGCCCCCTCCACCACCCGAAGAAGCTCCGACAACGAGCAAATTATCTTGGACGATTTGTGTGACGCCATTCACGTCTGTAAGACGGATTTTGATATTTCCATCAGCGCAGAACAGTTGCGGTATCCGGCCTGCCGCATCCAATGTGATCGGGTTAGGCCACGGAATGGATAGAGCCGTATCTTGGTAACAATTTTGCGGTGTGCTGGTCGTGCCCGCCTGGATCAGATAGAGAAATCCGCCCGCCAGCGGCTTCGCGTACTTATCAAGTTGCTGCGTCATGCTAATTCCGGGTATAGTTCCGGCTGCAAAAGCCTGTGCAGATAGCACAAAGAGCGCCGCGAGGGCGACGGTAAGACGTTTGAGCATGAGAGGCCCTAATGCTTTGGAAGCTGTTTCAGTTGTCGGTAGCTTTGGCGCTCATCGCTGGCGGCGCGTTGCTTTTGATTGCGTGGGAGCATCCGATTTCGATCATCTGGACGGCCCCTTCAGAGATATTCTGGTCAACCAACGTTCGCAGCCACGAAGGCGGCGGCCTCTACTGGTGGATAGGGCCGATGCTTATTGCGGCTGGAGCGCTGTGGATTGCTGAGGACTGGTTTGGTCTTGGCCGATATTCTTCAAAAGATTCCGCGTCGCCATCCGGAAAGAGGCCAATCTTGCCGGCGTATGACCATGATCAGCCAAAACGGCCGCCCTCGTCCACTTAGCGATCGTTGACGCGCCTGCGGGCTTCGCTAGATGTCTGGCAAACATCATGCCCGTTCCAGCGGCACCGATTCCCTTGATCAATAAGGATACATCGCCATAAGTCAGGGCTCCGGCTGCGGCTGCACCGCTGGCAATTAGTTTTCCCCACGCCGCAGCGCCCGCCGTGTTCGATGTGTTTGCAAACTTGTCGGCGTCCTTTAGATGGCGGCCGAGCGCTGCAATACTGTCGAGCGAAGCCTTATGTTCGGGCGAAAACAGCACGGACTTGGCACGATCTCCAAGCCCCTCCCATTTCGTCGCGAACTGATTGAGGCTGAATTTCCCGGTTGATTGGTTGTGGCCTAGTTCGGAAAGAGCTGTCCCGGCAATCTGCTGAAAATCTTCTGGCGGCATGGATTGGCGAAGTTGAGCAAGAAGCCTCACATTCCCCGTTTTGTCTTGAGCGGCTTTCGTCAGAGATCCGATAAGACTTTCATCCGAATTGATTCCGGACAGCTTTTGCAGTGTCTTGTTGAACTCAATTATTGGCGCAGCCGTTGCGTTCGCGTCCTTCAGGGCTTGAACAGCTTCTGGCGGCGCAACACCTTCCTTCGCGCTCTGAGCGGCGACGCCTTCCATGTCGCGGGACATCGCCCCATATACGCGCTTCAGATCCCCAGCATTGAAGCCGGGATTTGCCGCACCGAAATTCAGCGTATTGCCGACATCCGATCTCGCGCGCTGAAGCCCGTCAAATGTCGCGCCTTGATCGACAAGATTATGAATATCTTCAAGTCCAGCCTTCGGGTTGGTTTGGCCTGCGGCTGTACGTTCTGCAACAATCTGTTTTAGAACCTTCTCCGTCGTGGGTAGTTCCGCAGTTCCAGACTGATCAAGCATGTTGCGCAGAGACGAAAAGGCGTCATCAATGCGTGAATTGTTGCTCTCGATCACTCCTTTAATCGATGGTCGTAACATGGCGCCGGTTGAAGCTCGGTCAACCACGCCACCCGATAAATCGTCGGCAATATCTCCGACCTTGTTGCCTGCCGCACTGACCGTGCGCGCCGCCCGTTCGCCAATCTTCGGGCCGACCAAGGGAAGTTGTTGGGCTGCCTTTGTCGCCGCCTGCATCCCCTTGTTTTCTGTAGCGAGACCTATTGGCAAAGGCGCACCCAAGTCTTGGGCAGTCTGAGCTGCTGTTATGCTAGGGGAAACTTCGGCTGTGCGGGGAGCAAGCGCAACGCCTGCGACGCCTTCGCCACCACGAAGCGCCGCGCTTCCGGGCGTCAAATAGAGTGCCGCGCCCCGAGCGCGGTCTAGTTCCTCTGGACTACCGGCCTGCACCTTGCCACTGTAGACATCGCCCGGCAGGGTAAGGGCATCGACGGCGCCCTTGGCGAGTTGGCCCCAGGAAGTCTCCCCAAGCTTATCCATAAACGATTTAGGCGCAGGCGTCGCGTCAGTAGGCGCGCTTTGTCCCTCCATGACAAAACCATCCGGCAACGCCGATGCAGACGGGGCAGACTGTTCGAGCACAAAACCGTCCGGCAAATCGCTCACGCCGTTGGGTTCCATTTGCCGCCGATAAACTTAATGCGCTGGCCGGTCTTGGGATTGAACGCCGTCGCGCCTTCCGGGATCGCCCCCGCCGGACTCGCTGTAGTCCCGGGGCCTTGAGCCTTTGGCGCGATCACCGAATCCGTGGAAAGCGGCGTGTGGGTGACGGGATCGAGGATCGGGTGCTGCTTGTCGTACTGTTGAACGACATTATCCCAATTGTCCCAATTATCGCGATTTGCTCGCGCCATCCTGCCAAGGTCTACATCGCGCTTGGCAAGCTGAGAGAAGATTCCGAGCACGCGAAGATTGCCCGCCTTGTCCAGCGACAGACCGGGATTATTGGCGAGGAACGTCCTAAACTCGAATTGAGCGGGTCGAGGCGATACGCTCTTTGCTGCTTCTGATGCTAGGGCGGCATTGAGCTTTTCAATAGTCTGGGCACCAGACAGGTCTCCGACGTTGACGCCCATCTGCTCTAATGCCTTCTTGAGTTTCAGCGCCGTTTCGCCTCCGAAACCCAGCGTCAGGTTTTTGTCGCTCTGGACTATATTGGCGACTGTGTTCAACGTGTTCAAGCGCGTTTGTGCGGAACGCCCATCCGCGATAATGCTGTCTTGTTCCTTGACATCAGATTGGGCTCTCGCCGTCGCAGTGGCCTCATCACCCTTTTGCTGGGCAGCGCGCTCATCAATCTTCGGGTTCGCCTGCGATGCATTAAAGTCGCGCTGGGATTGGGTTAGCTCCGAAGCCTTGTCGATCGCATCAACTTGCTTTTGAATAGCCTCTTGCGTCGGACCTTTAAGGAGCGCGGCGGCGCGATATTTCAGGCCGGCAACGTACCGAACAGGATCAACCCCAGGAGGGATTAGGCCTGCCGCTACTGCGTTGGCAAACGGGGATGGTGCTTGTGGGGCGGGCTGGCCTTGTGGCGCCTGTGGGGCCACTTGAGGGGCTTGCGGGGCCGGCTGCGGTTGGCCCTCTGGCGCCATCGGAGATGCAGGTTGTGGAGCGCCCTGCCCGCTGCGCATCCGCTGGGCCGCTGCTTGAATGACTTGCTGCACCCGTGGCGCGACGCTTGGATCAAGAGTCGCGTTCGGGTCAGTCCGCGTCATAGCGGAGACCTGCTGAATAACAGGGCCAGCTAGTTCATCAGGGATGCCCGCAGACGATACAAACCCGACAATAGATCCCGGCTGGTCGCCTTGCGGAGACCCCCGTGCGGGCTGGGGTTGCGGCTGGCTATTGTCAGTCGGACGGGCATCAACAGCAGGAGCGGATCGGTTAGTAGAAGGCGGCAAATCCGGTGCGGGCTGCGTCTGTGGGGCACCGCCGGGCGTCCCAGTCGCGATGAAATTAGCGCCTTCCCGGTTCTGCTGAATGCCCTGACGCTGCAAATCGAGGTTAGAAAGTGCTACGCCCTGCCCTACATCGCCATGCTGGAATAGCGCCTTGCCCATCGCAGCAAAGTCGGGCTGCCCGTTAACCATCGGGACGCCACCTTGAAACAGATCGCGGCCCTGCTGCTGATAAGCCTGATCGCGGCCCTTATAAAACGAGTCGAGAATACCGCTGAAATCAGGAATGGTAGCGCGCGAAGATGCGCCAGCGCCGCCCGCAAGGATTTGGTCAATGTCAGCCATCAGCTAAATCCACCAAATAGACCTCCAGCCAGCTTACCGATTGAGGTAAGGGCGCTGAGTTGGTTCTGGCCGACATTGTAGTTATTCATCGTCGCCGCGGCGTTCGACGCGCCCTGCGCCGTCTGATTGCCGTTCGCTGCGTTGCCTTGGTTGACATAGTTGGTGTTGAGAGCGTTGGCCTGACCTGTGGCAGCGTTGGCTTGCCCAGCAACAGCATTCGAGTTTGCCGACAGATAAGGCGAAAGGCCGCTCAGATAGTTGCTGTATTGCTGCCCAGCGAGCCCGGTCGCATACTTCATACTGTCCGCATCAGCATTGCCGCTGCTGAGATTTCCAGCCGCCGCATGAGTCCGGTTGAGAGCCTGCAAGCCCTGATCGAGCGCGAAGCCATAGGCACCATATTGCGGGCTGCTCTCGAAATTCTGGGTTGCACGCTGCAAACCGGCCGCGCCGTTTGCTCCCGATGCATCGCCATAGGCATTCGAGCCGGCGCCTGTTGAAGCCGCTAGGTTGCCATACAGATTAGATGCCGTGCCATAGCCGGTATTGATCGCGTTGTTGCCTTGACCGTACAGGCCCGACAACTGATCATAGCCTTGCTGAAGGCCTTGATTGCGCTGTGCTGCGGCCTGTTCGGCTGTATCGTTCGAAAAAAGGTCGAAGAGTGACATTAGGTCGGTGTCCACAGTTTGGTTGCGGCGACGTATTTCAAAACTTGCGTATCGGTCGGAGCGACTGGCGAAACGTCAGGCAGTTGCGCGAGCTTTTGATGCTGGCTGAAGTAATTGAACCAGACTTGCGTCATCAGCCCGGTTTGCGGGTCAACCACGGGCACGTCCAACCCAGGGAAAGGGATTGCCATCAGTGATTCCGAAGCGCCATGTCTTGCGTTCCGCCCATAAAGCCAACGTAGATCGGATCAGATATCCGCAGCCGCCAGCGGCGCCCTTCGCTTCCGGTCAGGCCACTTCTAAGCATCGTGACGCGGGACTGCTGATATTGCCGCCCAAGCGGCCGGCTGAATTCGTTGCTGTAGGTTAGGCCGCCGTCGTTCGACCATGAGATGCCGACTTGCGGATTTGTCGCGATCGGGTCGGTGCCTGTCGCAATGCCAACCCCGGTATCGAAATTAAAGTCAGCCCGTGCAACCTTTGTGCGGTTCGGGAAGTTGCCAACGGGGCCGCTATCCATCTGCATAACGAGCGGGTTGCCGTACTCGGTATAATTCGTTGGATCGATGTAGAGCAGCCGGCCGCCTTGCGTGTCGCCAACGATCCACTTGCCGAACGCCGCACAGCCGCCGATCGCGCGCCAACGCAATTGACCGTAGCTAACGCGCTCATTCCACTTCTGCGAACCCAGATCGAATTCCCAGGTAAAGGTGGAAGATCGAAGCACCCATTTTGGATGACCTTGCGAAATGTAAACCGAAGCTTCCAGCGTCGTCTTGTCGGAAACACCAGCAATCAAGCGGTCCAAGTCAGGCGGGGAAATCTTCAATGGAACAGGCGATCCATTGTGCTGGACAACCGAGAAATCATCGGCAACCCAGATCAACGCCGACCCGAACCCGTCTTGATGGCCTGCAATCGCGTATGGGCTCAACAACCCCCTCTGAAGCACGTATGAGCGCGTAAACGGAAAGCCTGTAGGATTAGCCGTATCAGCGTAGACCTCGCCAAAGTTCGGTCCTAGCGCCACCAATTGCCCGTTAAACGGGACTGCTCGCGTCAGCCCTCCCGGCTTTGATTGTGCCGTCGTCTTGTCAGTCGTTGCGATCGAAACCGCGTTCTGTCCCGAGGCTTGCAGCGTTCCATTTCCATAGGTGAAAATGAAATAGCTATCCATGAAGCAGACGCTATTCGGTGCTCCCACATCAGTATCGGCAAAGTTAGAAACCGCTGACGATGTGACGGTAAACGCCCCGGTTTGCGGCGCGACACAAACAATGTCCGGAGTGGCCGCGTTGTTGATCGCGAAGAAAACCTTTTCCGTGCCGTTTAGGGTGCCGGTCAGAGCGGTTTCGGCACCTGTGCTGTCAAAACGGCTGACCTTGCCCGACCAAGCCGCATAAAGTGTGCTGCCGACCAGGATTTGACCGCGAAACCCGGTATTGGCCGAAGTCCCGAATAGCGATAATCCCGGCGATTTGCGCCATACGACGGCGGGAGGGGCTAGTTTCTTGGCGGCCTCGACATCCTTGCCGAGTGGTTCCGCGTATGCGTTTATGAGCCTTCCCGCGCTTTCCTGAGGAAATGCACCAGGCGAGCTAGATAGGGGCCATGGGATGGGCACTGCACTCATTCGAATCTCGCAAACTCGCCAAAAAGGCGCGCAGCGGCTTCGCAATAGGCAGCATGAGCTTTAACCGGATCAAGAAAATAACCGAGGGTCTTACTTTTGCCTTCGAACCTTATTTGAGCGACCCATCTGCTGGTCTGAGAATACCAACTCACTCCTTTATAGCCGCTCTTGTTGTCGGCTCGCTTTCCCATGTTAGCTTTGTTCTGGCTTCCTGTCGCCAAGCGAAGGTTAGCCCATCTATTATTGCTGCGATCTGTGTCCTTGTGGTCAACCTGACGAGATGGCCATTCGCCTGTCATATACAGCCATGCTAATTGATGGCCTTTATACCGCCCGCCATCGAGACGGATCAGACGATACCCTTCGCTATCTGCGCCTGCGACAGAACCGGCTGGCGTGGAATTGCCCGGCGAAACTCGCCAAACAAAAATCCCCGTGAGGGGATTATAGTCAAGCACTTCGCGAAGGCGCTCTGCTGTCGGCCTCATCAGAAATATTCTGCGATCTGCGGACCATAGCCCGGCGTCTGACGGGTGAGGACACGCAAACGGTTGCGATAGCTCAGAGCCACCTGCTCGTTAGACTGCCCCCCGAATTCATCCGCAGCGGCGTTCGCCACCAGCTTGCAGAATATCACGAACAGCCCATCATCGAGATTATCTGGATCATCGATGTAAGCCGCGCCGTCGCTTTGCAGTTCAGCCACTTCGCTGTCGATATAGCCGTCAATCGTGGTCGCATCTTCCGCGGACGGAATTTGCCCAACATCTCCCCCGGTCAGGATAGCCAGAACCTTGAACTGGATTTGAGCGCGGGTTTTG